TGTATACGTTGGGCATTGTTCAGCCAAGACGTAAAAAGAACAATTATTCGCCACCGCCGTTAAGGTTCCGGTTGTCACCGTTCCAATAACCGGACGATGAAGGTTAACGGATACCGTAGACCCTGAACCCCTTAAAACATCGGCGGTGACCTTGTAAGGATAAACACCCAACTGAAGGAAATCACCCGCCCTGAATACATAAGCGGTTGATGACACAGAAGGCAAGTTGCCCACAGAGATCGTTTGACTGTTTGCTGGTGGCACTGCCGCCAGTGTCAAAGCGTTAATTTGGCTTAGTGTTAAATCGCCTTGATACGCCGTAAACCATGATAAGTTTTGGCTTGCAAAGGTAATCGTTTGGGGCAATTGGCGATCTAGGTTATCAATCGTTTGAATGATGTTTCTAACCTGCGGGTAATAAAGGTAGTTATGCGGCGTGACCGTAAACACCCAAGGAACCGATGTTAAGTATTGCGCGACACGAACTTGACCCGAACGGCTAACTTGTTGACCCACCGTCCGTCTGTTGTTCACATTCATTGATTGCTGAATGTCAACGATTGCTTGGAATGACATTACGTTCTCCCTGTTGTTGTCGCCAGGCTCTTAGCCCCGTATTGATTAGCCGCCCACACCGCTGTTGCGCTTCCCAATATTCTTTCCTCAAAAGACTTAGTGTCAATTGCGTTGATGTAGTTATTGGTCACATTTGTGGTTTGACCATTACCCATTGCATCGGCTAATTTGTTGTTTGGAATAACTGTACCGGCTTGTTTAGGGATAAACAATTCTGGGCCATTCTCACCAACTAAACTTGGGACACCCACAGGTGGGTCGCCACCTTCTGCAAAACCGCTAACAGTTGCATATTCAGCTTGCGACATCGTTGTGCCGCCAGACATGAAATTTAAAAAATATGCTTTTGCAAGTGGTGCTGCTATGCCAAACAAATTGCTTGCTTCAATTTTTACTTGTGCATACGCTAAATCTTTAAGGATGCTACCAATCAAATCGCTGAAGTTTAATTTTCCTGTTTTGACAAAGTTAGTCAAAGCAGAATCCATGCTAGACACTACTGTGTTAAATGCTTGTCCACCAGCATCAGCTTGATTTTGAGCATCATCTCTAAATTGTTTAAAAGCGTTGTCCCAACCGTAAGCAAAACTCTCTTGATATTTTTGAACTTCTAAAACTAACTTTTCGGTTTCTTGTAACGTGGTTTGATAAGTGTCTAAGATTTGTTCTTTTTCTTTTTCTAGCGTAGCAATAATAATGTCGTGACCTTGACCTATTTTCTTTGCCGCTTCAATCTGTTTATCAACCTCGGTTAGCGCTTTGTCTTTTGCAACCGTAACCTTTAACAATTCTTCGTTTAATTGTTTTTGGTTTTTTGTTTCTTGGCTAATTTGTAATTGGCTCTCTAAAACATACAAGCCTTCTTTAGCTTGCGCTTGATATGCTTTAGCAATATTGTTCGCCGCATCTAATTGCTTTTGATAAGAAGCAAGAACCTCGTTGTTTGCTGTCTTTTGGGTTTCTTTGGCTTTCTTGGCGTGATCTTCTTGTTGGTTAAATAATTTATCAAAGTAATCGAAATCACTTTTAACCATCGCATCGGTTTTAGCTTGTTGTTCTTGCCATAGTTTACCGATCTCGGAAAAATGACCAGTCATGGCTAACTTTGCTTCTTCCCACAAAGTGCCAACATCGCTAATAACCGCCCTAACTGTGGTAGCCGTAAATTTAGCCATCACTGTGGCTACCTTAACAAACTCACCAACCCAGTGGATCAATTCCTTGATGATTGTTCCATCGTTGTTCATTGCGTCATAGAACGCGTTTAAAGTAGGAATCACTGCGTTTGTAAATTCCAGTTTTAAACTGTGTTGAGCTGCTTCTAATTTAAGGCTTAAGTCGTGTGCGTCATTAATGGACTGAGCATATTTGTCCATCGTGCCTTTGGTTTCTTCAAGCGTTTCCTGTAACCCCTTGAGATCAACCCCACGGATAGATTTCCCTAAAGTCTGAAACGCCAAGCCGTTACGCTCGGACGCATCGCTCATTTTCGATAAACCGGTGACAGTTTTCTCAAATAAGTCTTGCTCAGATAAATGCCGCAGATCGTCTAAAGTAACACCTAAGCGGGCAAAGGATTCTTGCGCCCTTGCGCTACCCAAGCGGGCTGTTTCAACCTTTTGCGTAAAGCCAGAATAAACCTGACCAGCGTTTTCAGCAGAGCCGCCGTTTTCTTCTAATGCTTTTGAGAGTTCTAAAACGCTAGAGATAGCAACTTCGTTGGCTTTGGAAACTTCAACGATTTGTTTGGACATTTCCATGCCAGCTTTTGTCAATTCAACAAAGCCAGCAATAGAGATGATTTCGGGTAAATACTCTTTAAGGTCTTTTAAAGATTCTTTGGCTTCGGCAATACCTTTTTTGAACTCGGTATTGTCTAGCGATAATTGGGCACCTAGCCCCGCGATCATGTTAGCCATTTTGACCCTCAAACAAATGTTTTGGTGCGCCTGGGCTTAACATTGCAAACGCTAACAATTGAGAACTTGCTATCGCTTGTTTTTCTTTCTCATCCAAGGGTGGATAAAGGTAGTCATAAGCCCTGCCAATAATGTCTTGTAGTTTATATGACGGTGCGCCTTTGGGTAGCACTTTATTAAACTGTCCAGCAGTCAAACAACCTAAGATTTCCACAATCGCTCGGTTGCCCACCATGCCATCCGCATACATAACGCAGATATCATTAAAGGTTGACTCATCTACCTTGTTCGGGTCAGTGCCGTGTGCCGTTAAATATGCTTTAACTTGCCTACGAACTGACCCTATTATTTTTTTTTGTTTGCCGCATAACTCGGAGCAATCACCGAGTTAATTTCATCAATCAATTCTAGCTGAACGCCAAAAGGAAACAAGGCGTCAATGTCCTCGTAACTCACTTTGTACATGTCAAAATCTTTATCTTCGGGAACCAATAACCGAACCATCTCAGTAATTCGATTTTCGGTAATAACTTTACTTCTGGCGGTCTCAAGCAGTGAGCGACCTTTTATAAAAATGTCTGCATCTTTTATTTCAATGTCAGGGTCGCCTTCGTATTTGTCTTTATTGTCAAAAAACTCTTTAGACAAATCGGCGTAATATTTAGCCACTTTGCTTTCATCGACAACTTTAACGCGCTCGTAAAGCGCCTCAATTTCAGCGGTCAAAGGCACTTTAACCTTGAATTGATTGCCGTTTAATGTGAATGTGCGGGTACGGACTGCATCAGCGTTAAAGCTCGTACCAAATGCGTTTGCTAGAGTCATGTTTTATCTTACCTTCATCACTTTGGATTTATATTTTAATAACGCATTGCCAAGCATTTGACCTAAGTTATTAGTCACCGACACGGCGTTGCTCTCAAGTGCTGGACGGATAAAAGGTCTACCTTCACCTTTTTGCCATCTAGCCGTACCAAATTCTATTGCAAAAGCTCGGGCATCGCTTATGTTGTGTTGCAATTTTCCCGTTTTAACGCTTTTGAATGTCTTGGTAAATTGTTTGTGCTTATTGGTTTGATCGGGTAAAAATTTACGCCCTGGTGCGACAGTGACCCTTGCAATCATTATCATTGTCGGGGTGGAATAAATAGACCTTTTATCCCGCGCGGTAGGCTTTCTTGCCTCTACCTGTAAAGACTTTAGTAATTGTCCCGTGTCCACGTTTCCGTTGGCTTCAAGGTGTCCTCTTGCTGAATTAAGCACAGGAACCATTGACGCTCTCATTGCGTTTCTAAGAATATTTTGCGAGTCTTTTTCACCAAAATCTTCATCTATTTTGTCCAATAATTCTTCAAACTCTTTAAAGCCTTGCCACTTTATAGTAGTTGTGAAGCCTTTTTCTTCAGACATTTTTAATGATGATGTTTCGGTAAATCAATTCATTGAGCCGCATGACATAGGAAATAACCTGCTCTGGCGTCATCGAATCAGCGTGATTAGCCGCGATCTGATGAGCCAGAGTGATTGATGTCATTTTTTGTTGCATAAAGCCAAACCAGTCTTTACGCGATTCTGCTTGTTTGGTTAAGTAACTTAGCAAGTCAGTAGTGTTTTGTATTGTATT